CACATCAGGACATTATTTTAATATATGTAAAACAGCAGGTAGCAGATTAGGTACATATCATTCTAAAGAAGCTAAAGCAAAAATGATAGGTAATAAAAATGGTAGTGGTAATAAAGGAAAAATACGTTCTGAAGAAAGTAAATTAAATTTAAGTATAACAAATTTAGGTAATAAAAATGCATTAGGTCATAAAGTTTCTGAAGATGCAAAAGAGAAAATAATAAATGCTCGTAAACTTCAACTTACAACTAATAAAGGTATGCACTGGAAACAATCAAAAGAAGCAGTACTTAATAGAATTGGTATTAATACTTTAAACAGAATTAAACAAAGAAGACAAAAAATTAAAGAATTAATTGAAAAAGCAAAAATGATAGTATGAGGCAGTCGGTGGGTAATATTGGTTTTGTGTTAATGGGTGATGTTGAATTAGGTGAGTTATTTAACTCGTTGATTCCCCGTGTGCAAGATAATATTGTTAAAGCTGGTTATAAAAAAGGTGGTAAACTAATCTTAGATCAAGCACTAAGTAATTTTAAACAAAGATTCAATGATGCTGGTAAAATGAATTTCAAACAGTATTTCAAAAATTTACCATTAAAAAGTAAGGTTGGTGAAAAAATTGGTGCAACTGGTGATAAAGCATATATATTAAGATTTTTAGAGTATGGCACAAACGAAAGACAATATAAAACAAGAAATTCGGGTAATCATTTCACAGGAAAATTAAAATCATCACAATTCTTTTCAGATGCTGTTGAAGCTAAAGGAGCAGAAGCAATGAATGAGGTGCAAAAAGGTATTATAGAATCAATGGAAAAAACTGTTGCTAAATATTCAAAAATGTAATGCCAACAATTTTCAAAAAGAAAAAAATCAGTTATCCAAAGAATGAAAGAAATGTTGAGGTACAAAAAATATATAATTCAAAACTTTGGAAAAAATTAAGGTTATACTATATCAAGCAGCACCCACTTTGTGTTGAATGTTTGAAAGAAGGTAAAATAAAATTGGGTGAAGAAATTGATCATATAAAAGATATAAGCAGTGGTAAAGATTATGATGAAAAATTAACACTGGCATTTGATATTGATAACCTTCAAAGTCTTTGCAGGATGCATCACCACAAAAAACACCAAAAATTTAAATAAAATCATTTTGTATTTATTATAAAAATATAAAATGATTGAATTAGGTAAAGTTTTGAATTCTCTTATAAGCAGTGCCACAACTACAACAATTTTAAATAAAGTCTTCCCACTTGAAGCACCACTTTTAACAAATCAGCCATTTATAGTTTATGAAATTACTGATTTACCAGAATATGTAAAAGATACTATTGTTGGCTATGTTTCAACTGCTGATATATATGTGGTAACAAATAGTTATGCACAAGGTGTTGATATTGGCAAAACAGTTATTAATGCAATGAATTTTTACAGAGGGGTAATAGATGGTATCACAATAGTTAATTGTCGTTTAACTTCAATTGAAGGTACTGTTGCTGATCAGATTTTTTCACAAAAATTAGAGTTTGAAATTCGTAATTATTAACTAATAAATTTTACTCTGTATTTATATTAAATAATTCGAATTTATTTAATATTTAAAATATGAGTGATATTTCAAAAATAGTTTATGGTGGTGATATGATGCTGTTTGTTTCTTCAGGAGCAACAGTTCAACCACTTGCTTTTAGCACAAGTGCAAAATTAGACATAACATTAAAAACTCGTGATGTTGGTTCAAAAGATAGTGGATATTGGGATGAAACAGCAGTAGGTAAATTTGGTTGGAATGTTAGTTCAGACCAATTATACAGTTATAACGCAACAGGAACAACACAAACTTTTGGAAAGTTATATCAAATGATGATTAATAGAGTTGCAATAAATATGGGTTTTGGTGTCAAAGCAGGTTCAACACCAAGTTGGACACTTGGTACAACTGACAAATTCACTGGACAAATATTAATTACAGCATTAAATATTACTGCTGGTGATAATGCCAACAGCACTTACACAATGTCGGGTGTTGGTACAGGTATTTTATCATTTACTTAAAAAGGATTCTTTTTGTTTAAATTTATAGGATTTATTAATCCCAAGGTGTAAGGTTCAGACCTTGCACCTTTTTTTATTAGTATTTATGACTATAAATATAGTTAGTTTTTTAACTGTATTTATCATAAAGCATTGAAATTATGATAAAAGAAATACACATTACAATACCTGAAAAAGAATATTTGATTATAAAGAATTATAAAAGTATGCTTTTATATGAGCAAGAAACAGGTCGGAGCATAACTGAATTAAAACAAAATTTAACAGATTTAATGTTATTATTTTATTGTATAGTAAAAGCAAATAATCAAATTGATTTTACATTTGAACAGTTTGTTAATTTAATTGATGAAAGACCAGCTTCAATGGATGAATTCAACCAATACTTGGTTGATTCAGCAACACTGGTTACAGAACCAACTGTAAAAAAAAAGAAGGTAAACCACTAAAAATAATTGAAATTTATAAGCTGGTAGTTGGTAAAGCTAAAGTCAATCCATCATACTTTTTAAATGAAATGTCTTATGAAGAAGTTCAAGCTGTCTTGAAAGCACTTGATGAAAACTATCAGGATACTTGGGAACAGACCAGATTTATATCTTATTGGTGTGCTAAACCGCATTATAAAAATTTAAAAATATTAGATGTAATAAAATTTTCTTGGGACACTGATATCGTTGAAGAAGAAATATCTGCTGAAGAACTTCTGGCAAGAAAACAATCAATGCTAGATTTTATTTCTGGCAGTAAAAGTCTTAAAGAATTCAATCCTTTACAATACTCATAAACTTTTGTATTTATAGAGAACAATAGTTTATGGCAGGAAAATATGATCTTATTACCACACTAACTTTAAATGCCCAAGGTTTTGAGGGTGGCATCAATAAAGCAAAACAAGCAACAAAAGAACTTACTGATAACATCAAAGGTAGTACTGATGTTCTTGGTAGTCTTGGTGGTGCTATGGGTGGTATCACTGGTGATATGACCAATGCAATTTCAAGTTTGGCAGGTGCAGCAACTGGCATTGGTTTGGTGGTTGCAGCAGTTGGATTATTGGCAGGTGCATTCAAAACAGCAAAAGAAAATGTTGATTTATATCTTGCAAGTGTTGATAAATCTAAACAAGGTGAAGGTATTTTCACAAAACAAGCTGGTGATATTATAAGTAAAAACATAAAACGTGAAGCAGGTGGTGTTACTGCTGAAAGAATGATTGAATTGAAAACTGGTGCTGAAGTAGCTGCTTTAGATGCTAAAAGATTGGTTAATTTTCTTACTGGTAATAAAGCTAAAAACGAATCAATAAAACTTACTCAGGATGAATTAAGAGCACAGAATGAACAAGCACACGTATTGGAAAAAATTCAACAGGAAGTATTAGATGGTGATAGAAATTTAGGTAACAGAATACCAAAAGAACTTGAAGTTAAAAAAGTATTGCTTGAACAATTTGATTTACAAAAAGAAGCTGTACAAGAAGCAGTAAAAAATGCTGAAATTGAAAAGCAACTAAAAAAAGACAGGGCAATTATAACTGATAATTCAGGGCAATATACACCAGCACAGAAAAAAGCTGCACTGGTAGATTTTGAAGAAACTGCAAAAGCATATGCATTAAAGCGTGAAAGTTTAATTAACAGGGAAATTGCCAATACACAAGCATTAGGAAAATTATCTGGTGATGAAATGGGTACTATAAAAGCTGTTGCAGCATTAGAAACTGAAAGAGCAAATGCAGGTACTACATATTATGCAGAAGAAATAGCACAAAACAGATTATTATCAAGAGTTAAAAAGGATGCACTTGCAGAACAAGTTGCAGCAGAAAAAGCATTTCATAAACTGAAAGAAGATAATATGACTTCTGAAGCTGGTTTTAAACTTGGTACTAAAGATGTAAATGTTGGTACTGCTAAGAATCCTTATGTTGAAGAAAGAGCAGGTTATGCAAATACCCAACAATTAATAAAACCTTCTGCAAATGCTGTTGGTGCTGTTGCTACTGATGCAAATAAAGTTACTGCTGCTGATAAAGCATTAAGAGCATACGGTGGCACATTAAAATCAACAATAGATTTGAATAATAAATATGCTACATCACAAGAAAGAATAAATGAAGCACTTCAAAGTTTTGCCAGTTCTGTACAAGGTGGTGCTGATAGCTTTAAAGAATTCGGTAAGACTGTTGCAAATTCAATCAGACAAGTAATTTCAGCATTATTAAGCAAAACAATTGCAGAAGCTATTGCAAAAGCAATGGACACTGCAAAAAACCCATTTATTGGTTTGGCACTTGGTGCACTAGCTGGTGGATTGGCAGCAACATTATTCAATTCATTAGTGCCAAAATTCGAATCAGGTGGTATTGTTGGTGGTACATCATATAGTGGTGACAGAGTGCCAATAATGGTTAATAGTGGTGAAAGAATATTAACAATGAATCAGCAACAAAATATGATGGGTGGTGGTGTTTTGACAACTAAAGTTAGTGGTACTGATCTAATGATTGTATTAAATAATACTATAAGAAAAAATAACAGTTTTCAATAATGTATAATGTTCATTACAGAATAGCATATAAGAGATTATCAAATTCAACTACAACAATTGATATTTTAGAAAATGGTTATGGTGGTTCGGTTGTTAATTTAAATCCTGATGCAGCACCACTTACAATTACTAAAAATGGTGATGTTTCAAATATTTTTCAACCTACAATTGGTTCAGGTGCAGTTATAAATGTTAATGCAACACCATTATCATTATTAAATTTATTCACATCTGACCCACAACAATTTATAGTAAAATGTTATAATGGTTCATCTGGTACAGGATTATTTTGGCAAGGATTTATAAACACAGAGATTTATCAGGAAGATTATAGTTCAAATTATCCAATACCTATTTCAATAAATGCTAATGATGGTTTTGCAGTACTTGACACATTATGGTATAAACAAGCTAATGGTGCATTTTATACTGGTTGTACAACAATTGCCACTGTGATTAATAACATACTTGGCAAACTTGGTGTTACTTTTTCGAATGTTTATACCAGTAATGATATTAGTACTAATGGCACAAACTATAATTTATTCTTAAATATAGCTGTTAATCAAGATAATTATATTGATGAATCAGGTGTTGCAATGACTTGCAGAGAAGTACTTGATTCAATTTTTCAAGGTTTAAGTTTATCATTAACTTTTAAAGCTGATTCAATATATATTATTGACCCAATAAATCTAAATGACAGTAGCAAAGGTAAAGTTTATACATTGCCAGCATTTAGTGAAAGTACAACAACTATTGGTGGTATTGTTGATTTTAGTGGTGGTACAATAGGTTATTATCAAACTGGTCAAAATCTTGATATAACACCACAAGTAAATGAAGTTGATATAAAATACAATCCATACAACTTAACAAGAATTATCTATGATTTTAATGATATAAATAATTTAAGTTATTCTGGTAGTTGGAGTTATCCAACAGGTTGGTGCTTAAATAATAATCCTGTATTTAAAGGTTGGACATCAAATGGACCTGGTCATTTTGCTGGTGTTAAAAATTTAAGTGGTGATTCACCAACATTTTTATTATATCTGCCAAATACTGGTACTGATTATATTACTTATAATATTTCAGGATTAACATCAATTTATCAGGATTCAAAACTGTCTCTTAAAATTACTTTTGATAGCTTTTTTCAAACAAAAGTAAGTTCCCAAAATATTTACAGTATTGCTGCTGCTAATCCTGTATATGGTTACAATGTACAATTTTCAATTATGATTGGTAACCAATACTGGAAAGATAATCATTGGGAAGCTGGTGCAACTGGTAATTATAAACAATTATTAGCTGTTAGAGATTGGGGCATTACAGACAGTCAATATGTAGCTGATAATTCAAGTTCAAAAGTTGGTGATACTTGGGCAACAGCACAAAAAACAATACCAATAAACAGTTTATCTGGTGGTTCAATAACATTAATTATATATGATTTTTTTAATAGTGGTATGGTAACACGTAAAAACTTTGCACCATTATATGCAATACTGTTGAAAAATCTGCAAATAGTTATAATTAATTCAAATGGTCAAGAAGTTGATAATAGTGGTGTTGTTGTGAAAGGTCATTTAAGCACAAATTTAATATATAAAAACAGCAGTACTGAAATAAAAACCACTAATGGTACTGGTGTTTATGGTATAAGTCGTGGTGCATTTTTCAATACAAGCAAGTCAGCAATACAAGGTTTATATAGAACTGGTGATGCTACAATTCATAATACTGCAAATCTTATATTACAATCATTTGTAAGTCAATATAAACAACCAAGACTTAAATTATCTGCAACCCTTAATGTTAAAAATTATATGTTGGACATTTGGTTTAAAATAATAAAAGATAATAAATATTTAAGTGGTAAAGCATTCTATATTGTTGGTAGC